AGATCGGAGTATTCAAAGATTGCAATTTCGTATGACATGTTGTATATGAAAAATAATTAAGTGACCAAGTTGAATCCATTTTGGACGAAGTTTAAACCAACTCCTTTGCGTCCAATACACGACTCCATGCAAAGAGCCATAATCCTGTACGTTCACATTTTTCAATGATTTTAGGAGTCAACTTCTTGCGGTCACGAGTAGACATTTGAGTATTGAGACGCATTAACCGAGTCCAGAACTCAGATGGACTGAGTTTGTTCTCTTTCATCACCCTCAGAAATTCATTCATGACCATGTCTGAATTGAAGTTAGGGGCATTTGGACGACCTGTAGTGACTTTCAGTAGTTTGTAGGTCTCACAGAATGTATCTCTCAGCTTAATGAGTTCTGTTGGATCTACAGATGTCTCTTCTGATACGTAGAGTTCAGGAACAGAGACTGCTTTGTTCAGTCTGAGAAACTCAGTCTTCACACTCTCGTCGGTTGCGTCCCACAAGATATCAACGAGAATGGGATTCATGCCTTCAATTCCAATCAAGGCTTCACGACGATGATTGGATTCATAGCAGACTAGTTCTTTGTCAATGCATGCAACGTAAAGCATACCGTCCATGCGTTTGGATTGATTCATAAAGTCATGGATTTCAGCCACACGATCTTTATCAGGGGGTCTGTTATACTTCCATCGTTTGATTGGAAGGTCATTATAAATAGATTGAGGAATCCAGTAGGTGTAGTGATTATTTTGAACTGTTCCTGAACAGTTTTCAGCAAGATGTTTTTGTAGTAGTTGAGCCATTTTAGAGTGAAAAAGATTGAGTTGGTTGGTTTTGACATCCATTTTATATGGATTCAAACTGTTTAAGAAAGTCATCTCTTGCAGTTATGGCTTCTTCAATAGTTGAAAATACTTTGGCGTATTTTTTAGGAAACCTAGTTGAGTGAATATCAACCATAAACTTACCATTTCTATTCTTTCTTATGAATTTTCCATAATCACTAACATTCTTTGGAAAATCAGTTTCTGTTTTATGACCAGACGAAATGAATAGGTCACGTGCCTTAATAGCACGTTCTTTTGTTGTAAATCTTGCTTCATAAGTATTTAAATTATTCTTAATTGAAAGATGCCATGCATTTCTATCTTTCCAAATGTGTCTTTCACCAGATGATGTTGGTATTGGAGAACTTTTAGATGCTGCCTCAATCTTATTTTTTACAGCTTCAATACTTTGAGGACCAGTTGGACCTTTTTTGATAAGTGTTTCTGAAATTTGTTTATATTTTTCAGCCATTTCCTCTGGATGAGAAGCAATATATAAAGATACACTAGCACCAATTCTTGCACAATGCTCTTCAGTTCTTACGAGATTTTTAAAACGTTCACTAATAGCTGCCTTTGATTCTTCTGAATGATGACGACCAAGCATAGGTTGATTTCCACAATGAGCTACATTATAACCAGGTGGATCACAATATACGTATGTTTTATGTAGATCCGCATAATAGACCTCTTTTTCATTAAGTTCAGTCAGAGAACCAACCCAAAGTGTTTCTATTTTAAAGTTATCTTCTCCATGACATCTGATTGCGTCATATAATACAGGACATTGTGACCCATTATTACGAGCTCTACATTTATGATCTGAAAATCTAGAGTCTGGGTTTGGTTCATTATGCTGTCCAACATACTTCTTTCCATTAATGGTGTTAGTAATTAGGTATATGCATCCTAAGTTACTGTTCTTCATTTTAGTTCTTGGCATTTTCTTCCTACGTCCAATTTCTTATACTTTTCTAGATCCATTTTAAGCGATCCATAGTCATATAATATATGGACTACGAAACAAGTATCGCAAAGGCATCTCGAGAGCTGCGTGGGTTTGCTGCTAAAGAGGTTCATATGAATTTTGGAGAGGGATACTTTCGAGAATGGGCAGAGGTAGATGCTGGGCATGAATTTGGAAACGAGTATCAGTCTGTATTTAAAAAGTTTTTTGGCGATCGAATTACGAATGAGATTAATGATCATCTATATACTGCCGGACGATCCGTTAGTTATCTAATTGAGGCACTCATTGATACAGACACGGACATTGATGATTTCGTGCGAGTTATCACATCGTTCATTAGTATTCAGATCTCTGACATGAATAACTCGTGCGAGGCACTTGCCGATTCGTTTCCTGAACCAGTGGATTAACGCCTACATATCGGACACTTGCGAAGATTCTGTTCACGGTAATACTTTTGGTCCTTTTCATGATCCCACTTATTCCATGCTTCATCCCATTCAACCGCTAGAGGATATCTTGCACACCACGCAGGGTCATCTCGCCCACCATCTTCCCATTCGGTTTCAATTTCATCTGGATAAGGAAATATTGGTTCTGGATCATCTGGTTTTCCATACATACATCTCTTGAAACATTCAACGCACGTTGGATGTGTGCAATTTGGTTGTATTACACAAGTTTCGGTTTCCATACACATAGGACACTCTGTATTTTTAACAATGTCAAGCTTCTTCTGGAATTTAGATTCACAATCAAGACAAAGTCCGTTTTTCTTAATCCCTAAACACCACTTTGGGAGCCATGAACCACATATGATTTCATTCGGACAAGGAAAGGGTTTGCAATCATGAATACACTTGAAGTCTGGACATTTATCATACGTATTGCAGTTAATTGTCTGTTGTAAGCAAACACCATTTCCATCACACTCTTGCATTTGTAATGAAAAATTGATGTTTGTTGAGTGAAAGTTCCATTTTAGAGCGAATCAGATCGTTCCCTGAGGTCAATGTCTCTAAACTCATCGTGCATCCATAAACCAGATGCATGTCCGCTGAATCGTGAGTAGTTTGATCGAAGTCGTGTGTCTTCCAGACTTCCGTATACATAGGCGTCACCTATAATCGTTCCGTTAGTAAACAGACGTTCCAATGCCCAAGCAGTCGCCATTTCATCTGTGGGTTCCATTGGATTTCGTGGTGGAGGAGGGCTTGGAATGTACGGATGACTATCGCGAGCCATAAGGATCGCTTCATCTACACTTCCGGCACTGAATCGAAGTTCTTGTATTGCACGACCTCGTGTTAGACCTGCTTCATCCATTACTTGTGTGATTCGACCTTCAGTAGTAAAGGTATAGGGTGCAATACGGAACCACATAGCTTCAGTACGTACAATTTCTTGTTTTGGGAGTGGATCTGGGCGATTGAGTTCAATGTCGCTCAAAGCATGACGACACATGGGGCAAGTGGACGCATCTGTAGTCCATTTAGTTAAACATTTAATGTGGAAGGAGTGAGAACAACTTAGAACACAGCAACCTGTGGTCTTATCAATAGTTTCGTAGCAAATAGGGCAGTCTGTCATTTTGGCACACGATCCAGATATGATTGGTCAAATCAAATCCATTTTGACAGGTATTTTTTTTGACTACAAACTATAATGGTTGAGATTAGAAACGCGAATCCGATCGCAGTCGATATTCAAAACATCTATATATCTAATTTTGATTCTTATCGTATTGAGGATGCTCCAGAGTTTAGACACGCTATCTTGAAGCTTGGTACAGATTCAACTCCCCGTTTAATTGCAGGTAAAACAGAGACTGGATTTCAAGATGGACCTGCTAATCAGGCTACATTTAATAAACCTATAGATGTTGTATCCTATCGTGGAACCCTGTATGTGCTTGATAGAGGAAATAATGCGATTCGTAAAGTGGACGCTCAAGGAAACGTAACTACATTTGCGAGTGCGACTGAAGGACGTGGATTTAAAGCACCTTTTGATCGTATGTTATGTTTTACAATTGATTCAGCTGGAACGGTTTATGTAGTAGATCGCAATCCTGATGGTAGTCATGTGATTAAAATTACAAGTGCAGGAGAAGTCACTGTATTTCGCCATCTACTTAATTACTTTGTATACTCGATTGCAGTGGATGACTCTGGAGTTCTTTATTCAACTTCACCTGCAAAACACTGTATGTACAGAGCAAAACTTGGAGTTGATGATAAAGCTACGGTCTTTGCAGGAAAGGAGCAACAACCTGGAATGGTAGATGCAACCGGAGAACAAGCGCTTTTTAATCAACCTTGGGGACTTGTAGTTGGTTCAGATAGAAATGTTTATGTTGCTGATTTTGACAATCATCGTATTCGTAGGGTTACACCTGAAGGTGTAGTGACTACAGTAGCAGGTGATGGAAATGATACAAGAATAGATGGTGTAGGGACGGGAGCATCTTTTTACTATCCAATCTATTTAGCGTGGTATCCCCTTGATATGATTCTCTATGTACTAGAAGGTGAAGATGAAGATACTGCGATTCGTATTGTAGATACAGATACAGGAGCAGTTGCAACTATCTATACTGCGCCTGAAGAAGAAGATAATGCCGACGATGAAGATGAAGAGCTCCCAGCGTTTCTTACACCTCCAGCATCTCCTCCTTCAAAAGACATTGAAGC